TTTACTGTGACCTATGCGCACGGGTACACCGCAACCTCTGGGTGTGCATTGAGCGACTAGAGCGAGCGTCTGCCGCATACCGCGCTTGGTTGTACGGAGGCCCGAATGATGCTGGAGACGAGTGATGGCTGTTGCCCTACCTGCAAGCGCAAGCTGCGGCAGAAGCGCGTAAAGCAGGGGCCGACGGCTTGCGCAGTCTGCAACGAGCCGTTGGCGTACAGCGGCCGCGGAGCGCCTCGAAAAACCTGCATGGGCTGCCGGCCAGTCTGGGCGAAGTTGCGTTATTCCAGGGCCAACTAACGCAAAACCCCCGGCAGGATTGCCGAGGGCTTAGGTCCCAACCGTCCTGGATAGGGTTGTAGTTATCGGCGCTTATAGCGTCGCTGCCTCCTTGCGGCAAGCCACTCGGAAGCCAGCTCGCACGCTGCGGCGTAGACCAAAAAGACGAGCGCCGCGGTGAACCAGTAGGCCAGCTCGAAGGCGTCCACTAGCGAGCCTCCAGCGACAAATCGCCTGCGCAGGTGCCAACCAGAACGGAGTTTTTATCCCACGACCAAATGCCGACGGTGTCGCTCGGCTCGTTTCCGCCAAACGTGGGCAGGTCGGACCAATCCAGCTGGGCAGCCTCCGGGCAGTTCGTCAAAACCCACATCAACGTGCGCAGGGAATCCGGCCGGACTCCGGTGAGGTGCTGGATGGCGGTCAGCTTCTGGTAGTTGCTGGGCATGGGTATCTCCGTTCCGCTCGCGTGAGTGCGTTGCGGTACGCGATACATAGCGCGACTCACGCGGTGCGAGCAACAAAAAAGACGCTGGCGTGTGCTTTTTTTCTCTGATGGCGTAAGTATGCGGAAACAGGAGAAGGCATGGCTGGAGCAAAAAGCGATAGCAGCGGGCAGCAGCGGACTAAGGCAAAGCCGCGCGGGCGTCCGTTTCCGAAGGGCGTCAGCGGCAACCCGCATGGCAGGCCCAAGGAATACGGAGAGTTCAGGGAGCTTGTCCGTAGCAAGTCGCCTCAGGCTATTGCCGCGCTAGAGGCGGCGCTTGCCCGAGAGGACAACTCCAGCGTGGCCGCGGCTAAGGTGCTCCTTGAGTACGGGTGGGGCCGCCCGCAGGCTGCGCCGGAGGACCTTGAAGCTGCCCGGCAGTCTGGCGGTCTGATGCTCGCCCAGTTGTCCAGAGACGAGTTACTGGCTATTGCGGCTATTCCGGATGGCAGCCTTGATGGCTAGTGAGTCTATGCGGCGTATTGCGGGAAGATTAGTTGTGGCCTCCATCAGCGGCGGCAAGGACTCGGCGGCACTTTCTCTTTGGTTAACAGAACAGGGTATCGAGCATCAGCGAGTTTTTTGCGATACGGGATGGGAGCATGAGGCCACATACGAATACCTGCGCGGGCCGCTAGAGCAAAAGCTAGGACCGATTACATGGCTCAAGCCGTCCCGAGGTATGGAGGAACTGATTATCAAGAAGGGGATGTTCCCTAGCCGAGTGCGCCGGTTTTGCACGCAGGAACTCAAGGTGTTCCCCATCAAGCGGCATCTTGATGCGTTGATGGAGGCAGGAGTGGACGTTGTGAACGCGGTTGGCATCCGAGCTGCCGAGAGTGAGTCCAGAAGCAAGATGCCGGAATGGGAGTGGCAGGACGGCTTTGATTGTGAGGTGTGGCGTCCTCTGATTCACTGGACCGAACAGGAGGTTATTGACATTCATGCTCGCCACGAACTGCGCCCGAACCCATTGTATCTGCGCGGTGCCTCGCGCGTTGGATGCTGGCCCTGCATCTATGCCCGCAAAGACGAACTGCGGTTGATTGCGGACATCGACCCCGCGCGCATTGACCGGCTGCGCGAGTTGGAGCGCAAGGTGGCAGAGGCTGCCTACGCGCGGTCCGAGGCAAAGGGGCAGCCACTCCAGGGGCCGCCGGCTTTCTTTCAGGCGCGCAACGGCGGGGGCGGAGAGGCGTGGCCCATTGACAAGGTTGTTGAGTGGAGCCGGACCAGCCGCGGCGGCAGGCAGTTTGAGATGTTTGCGGCGGAGTCGCACGAACAGGGCTGTGTCCGTTGGGGACTGTGTGAAACTCCAGGCCAAGTCACAGCAATCGAGGCCAACGATTAAGCGTGGCTTGACAGTTGCCCGCGGCGAGGTTGTCCGCGCCGCTCGTGGTGACCTTTGGCGCGCCGGAGACGTGCGCTGGATGCTGGATGCCGGACAGCGCCGCTGGGTTCAAGCCTTTGAGTCTGGCGAGGGCGCGGCCGTTTGGATGATTGGCCGCCAGCGCGGGAAGTCCTTCGCGGCACTCTCGATGGCATGCGCCTTTGCCATCCGTCAGCCCGGGGCCATCATTCGGTATGCGGCGCTCACAGCCAAAAGCGCGCGCGCCATCGTCGTCCCCACTTTGGCGCAGGTGTTGAAATACTGCCCGGAGGACGTGCGTCCGGAGGTGTCGGAGCTCGAGGGCACAGTCAGGTTCAAGAACGGCAGCGTTCTGACATGGGCAGGCACGGACAACGAGCAATTTGAGCGTTTGCGTGGCCCGCGCGCCCACCTGGTCCTGTTGGACGAGTCCGCTTTTTACTCGTCCCTGGAGCGGGTTGAGTCAGCCCTGTTGCCGCAGCTCACGACAACCCAGGGGCGCGTCCTGTATCTGAGCACGCCCCCGGAGAGTGTTGGGCACACGTTCGTTAGGCGCTGGAATGCCGCAAGGGCCGCGGGCCGCGCAACGCATAGCACAGTCCACGACAACCCCCGGCTTGGGCTTGAGGGTGTTGAGCGGCTCGAGCGCCAGGAGGCTGCCCGGCTTGGGTTGGACGCTGAAAGCCTCCGAGCGTCCACGTTCTGGCGGCGCGAATACCTGGCCGAGTTGGTGCAGGAGGAGTCCAGGGCAGCTGTGCCCGGCTGGACGCCGGAGGCGCAGGCCGAGTGCGTGGCGGACTACCAGCGGCCGGTCCATTTTGACGGGTATGTGGGCCTAGATTTCGGATTTGGCGACCCTCATGCGGCCGTCTTTGCGTATTGGGACTTTTTGGCCGGGCGGCTGGTTGTTGAAGACGAGCTAGAGCTACGCGGCGCAAACACGGCCCAGCTTGCCGAGGCCATTAAGCGCAAAGAGACATCCCTCTGGGGCGTGGATAGGTGGGTTGGGACGCTGCTGGGGATGGACGATTCCCGCACACCGGAGTGGGTCAAGGATGCCGCTCGGCGCTCGGCTGATGCGCCAAGACAGCCGTATGTCCGGGTTGGCGACAACCACCCGCTGACTCTGGCGGACCTATACGGACAACACGGCCTGGCTGTCCTGCCGAGCCGCAAAGACGAGAAGGCCCTGGCCGTCAACGACCTGGACGAAGCCGTGCGACAGCGGAGAATCCGCATCCATCCGAGGTGCCGCAGGCTGGTGGAGCAGCTTGCGTCTACCGTTTGGAACCGCGCTCGCACACAATGGGAGCGCACGGATAAAGACCACGGGGACTTGCTTGACGCGCTCGTTTACCTCTGGCGCAACGTCAACAGGCACCGTGACCCCCGGCCGCCAAATTGGGGGCTTGATAGAAGCAACACCTACTTTCCGCCAGAGCCGGACGCAGCCGAGCAGCTTCGAGCCCTTGGCGGCCTGCGTAGGCAACGGTAGCGTGTGCTAGGGAGGCAGCATGGCAAAGACGGACACCTATTGGGCGGCAGATGATACCGAGTCCTGCGTTACCGCTGCGCTTGAGCGCCGGAGGGAATACCGGGATTGGTTGACGCGCACCGGCCGCATTGGCCGCATGCAGCGCAGTCTCCGCGCCTATTACGGCTACACGCCAATGGGCGACGGCGACACGTCCATGATTCTCGCCAGCGGTGACCAGGGCGAACTTGCGGACCTTGCGGCCAACCACTTTGCCGCGCTTGTGCGTCAAGCCCTGGTACTCATTACCAGCGACAAGGCCGCGTTTAAGGCCATTGCCGGAAACAGCGATTACAAGAGCCTGGCGCAAGCCGCCCTGGCTGACGGGCTGCTGGAGTATTACGACCGCAAGCTGAACGTCTCAGATATTGAGACGTCAGCGGCATTCCGCGCGCTGCTTATGGGAGAGGG